TACTACAAGAAATCCAATCGGAGCTGAAAGCTCCCAAGGGACAACGCAATAACTTTGGCAACTACAACTATCGCAGTGCTGAAGATATTTTAGAAGCAGTCAAGCCACTGCTCAAGGAACGCAACTGTGCATTGGTCATCAACGATGAAGTGCTTGAAATTGGTGGTCGCATTTATGTAAAGGCTACAGCTATGCTAGCTTTTGAAAACCAGCCATTCGCAAGTGCCTCTGCGTTTGCTCGTGAGGCAGAAAACAAGAAGGGCATGGATGAAGCTCAGATCACTGGATCAGCTAGCTCATACGCTCGCAAGTACGCATTGAATGGATTGCTGGCTATTGACGATACGAAGGATGCTGACTTCACAAATCGTCATGGTAAAGATTCTCCAGCTACCAAGAAGGTAGCTAAAACTAATAACGAACTAATATAGGAGACTATAAATATGGAAAAATATGATAATACCAATAAGGGTGCGATGTTTAAGAATGATCGCAAGAAATCCGAAACGCATCCAGACTTGGGTGGGACAATCAATGTAGACGGCAAGGACTACTACATCAACGCTTGGAAAAAGGAATCCAAGAAGGGTGTACCTTTCTACTCTCTCTCCGTTAAGGAGAAGGTTGAGAAGGAGGAGGTAGCCACAGAAGAGGCTTTCTAGTTAGTATTAATGTTAGTGTTCATACGTTAGGGTTATAGGGGCTGGGTTTGATGTTGCCCAGCCCCTACTTTTTTAAATATTAAAACAAAGAAAAAAAATGGTTACTTCAAGAGATAAAGAATCGGTACTCCCATCAAGTGGGAAGATGTCAGAGTTTGATACGGGTGCTGTTCGTGATGCGATGGAGGGCAAGGGTCTTCCATCATTGATTCCAACTTGTGCATTAAAATCCCTAGCTAAACGCTTTGAGGATGGTGCTACTAAGTACGGAAGAGATAACTGGCAGAAGGGCATTCCCCTTTCTCGCTACTGCGATTCCGCACACAGACACCTTTGGGCTTTGCGTGACGGACAAACGGACGAGGATCACTTTGGTGCTGTCCTATGGAATATCGCTTGCTGGCAAAAAACAAAAAGAATGATTGACAGCGAATTACTACCAAGCCACCTTGATGACTTACCTAAATAATAAAACCCATAACCCAATAAAAAAATGACAGATTATATTGAAGAATATGTAGAGGCTCGTAAGAAGAACTTTGAATCCACTGAGCATAAGAAAGCTCAAGAAGCATTCTGGGAAAACGCTCCCAAGGATATTGAGTGGGGCAAGAAGAACGGACTGATCAAAGAAATGTGCTTGCAGGATTATTTGAAAGCATCCTACCAAACGAAGAATGATATAACGCAGGAAGAGAGGGATGTCATCGGTAGGGCTGACTTCATACCCCCTAAGATACTGGCTATGTACTACGGAATATCTCCTCGTACTGTAACGAAGATACAGTTGGAGTATCGCAATAAGCGTGCGGAAGATGAACACATCTCCCAACTGGAATCCGTACACACAGCCCAGTAATACCATGAGAATCCCTTCCGCTCCAGAGGCAGAGGATGCTGTCCTCGCTAGCTGTACCTACTCTGGAAACATTGGTACATTTGACGAAATATCCACAATCATAACTGCGGATGATTTCTACGACTCAAGTAATGCTCGCATCTTTCAGTCATTGTGTAATCTATCTAATTCTGGTAATGAGATCAATGAGATCACGATAGCTGACGATCTTCGTAAGACGAATGATTTGGATACGATTGGTGGCATGAGCCGACTCTTTGGTATCATGGACTCCCCCAGTACTCATTCAACTGGAGTTACTTCAGCTAGGATAGTAAAGGACAACAGCAGGGCTAGGCAGTTACAGCGTATGTACAAGCTCAAGCTGGAGGACATCAATGAGGGTACTGAACTCGCTGATATTACAGCCAGCACAGAAGCCGAACTCAGAAAGATCATGGCTGACAGTGGTGAATCCAACACTCTTGAGGATGCCTCCAAGGAACTCAAGGAAAGGCTTCACAGTATGCTTGATGGCACTTATGTAGCCAAGAAGATACCCACTGGAATTGACCACTTGGACGAGAAGCTGGACGAGGGTGGCATAGGGCAGGGCGAAGTGTGTGTGATCGCTGCACCAACGAGCTGCGGTAAATCACAGTTGGCTCTGAACTTTGTTCTTCGTGCTAGTATCGTTGATAATGTGCCAAGCATGATCTTCAGCTTTGAGATGCCAGCTAACCAGCTAGCTAAACGTATGACTCAGACTGCTTCCGCAGTGAACCTAAAGAGCTACACGAATGGTACGGCAACTCCCCATCAAAGGGACTTAGTTGATAATGCTATTGATAAAGTTGCCCAAGCACCAATCTACACTGAGCATACTGTTCGTGGGATTGATGACCTTCGTTCTAAGGCTCGCATGATCAAGCGTAAGCATGACGTAAAGGTGATTGTCGTAGACTACCTTCAGCTAATTCCATTCAACGCAAAGCTCAGTAAGCACGAGGGTATATCTCAAGCATCTCATGGCATCAAGCAGATGGCTATGGAGCTGGATGTAGCGGTGATACTCCTAGCACAAATCAATAGAACTGGTGCTATGCGTGACTCTGGACTCGTGTTGTACGACCTAAAGGATTCTGGGGACATTGAGAATGATGCGGACATCGCACTCCTCATGTGGCCAAATGGAGGTAGTATTGATCACTGCCGTAGGACTGGTCAGAATGGCGTGACCTATCTAGAAATGGACTACAATGTAGCTAAGAATCGTGAGGGCGAGCGTGACCTAATGGGACGCTTCAAGTTTCTCAACCACATAGGGAGGTTCCAATGATGCAAGCAATACTTGGATTACTTCTCTATTTACTGCTGATGTTGACATCAGTTGCTATCATATCTTTAATCATGGATCTAATAACAAGAAAAATAAAATGACGCAAAAATCATTCTCCTTAAGAAAGATGCCCAACTGTAGCTCCGTGAAGGAGTACGAGGAGGCATGGAAAGAACTGGCTTTGGATTACCAGCTAGCTCAGATGGAAAACGAAATACTTCGTGACGACATCAAACAGCTACACCAAGCAATCTCAGCCCTAAACAAAGAACCCACAAACTCACTATAAATATATGTCTAATAAAAAAACAACTCCAGTGTTCGCACCAGATACGGAATCCGTATTGGTTCGTGGACTTAACGCTATGACTAAATCCTGCGATGTTCTCAGTAAGCAGAACGAGCAACTCAATAAGGATATTGAGGGACTAAAGAACAAGATAGCTAGACTCCAAGAGCGTGTCCTAGTTAATGAGGATGAGAGGGAATAGCTTGACAAACACCATTTAGTAAAACACTATATGGTATAATTTTAACCATGCCTAGGAACTACAGAAAAGAATACGACAATTATCAGAGCAAACCAGAGCAAAGAAAACGCAATGATGCACGAAAGAAATCAAGACGCAAGATGGTCAAATCCGTTGGAAAGTCTAAACTTCGTGGAAAGGATGTTGATCACAAGGATCGCAATCCGCACAATGGCTCTCGTAAAAACCTTCGTATTCAAAGTAAGTCAAAGAATCGTTCCAGAAACAGCAGATAATTTGTCGGTAATGCGGTTGAGTAATCTCCGCAGGGTGAGTTTTTTCTTGTCGTCTATTTCTCTCCTTATTGAATCCGACTACCCCTGCCCTTCCGTTGTAAGAAATTACAGTGGAGGGGCATAATTTTATTATGGATTGGACACAAAGCGAAGTATGGAAAAAGGGCGAAGCCGTAGAGGGCGGTCGCTTTCTTCGTGTGTTCAGTGTCATTGACCCAAACCCAAGGGAGGCTACAAAAGCCGATCAATTCAAGCACATAGACTGGCACACAAACATTGGAACTATTGATGTGAAAGCCATGAAGAAGGTCACTAGGAGTGGCAAGCTACAGGAGGAGTTTATGTGGGTGGAGTTTAGAAACACTGTAGGCATGGATGGCTGGTTGTTTGGAGACCAAGACTGGGTTGCCTTTGAGATGAGCGATGGGTTTACACTTGTTAGAACCAAGCAACTACTCAAGCTAGCTAATGAGCTATGCGATACAGAGACATTTGTTGATTCCCCTAGGGATGCACTGTACAAGGTGTATAGCCGTAAGACGCAGGATGATGTAATCTCAATGATTAGGTTCAGCGATATTCAAGCTATTCCGCACATCCATATACATGACCCAATGGTTAAGGATGAACCTAGTTGTTTTCTCTGAGCCTAGATAGTCTCTCTTCTACATCTACGCCCCTGCCATCTCGCCAGTAGTATAGCTTACCTACGAGTGGCATATACTTCATTGATCTGGCATCAGCTAGCTTCTCAGCGTTCACTATATCCTTACCAATATCATTGAGTATGCCAACCTGTGGTGGAGCTACTGTCATTAGCAGGGCTTGACCTAGACCCTCTTTGCGAGCCTTTACAGTTGTGTACTTGGTTACGCCAAACATACGGAGGAATGTGTTCCACCAGAAGTCCTCGTCATCAATCTCACGATTAAATACGATAGCCTTCAGCACATCGGCAGAACCATTGGCGAGTGTGGTAAACGCAAGAATTCTCATCATATCCACAGAGGCTTCACCCACCTTCTTTGAGTCCCCTTGGGCTATACCCTCAGTTAGCTTAACGAATACACGCTCCCGCAGAAAGTTAAATTGCTTAATAGTGTAGGACTTTAGGCTATATAGTATCCGTGTATTTGGGTTATTTGCATAAGCCTCTGGCATCTCCGTTAGGGATATGGGGGCTACATCAGCTAGCTCGTTGTAAAGTGCTTCAATAACTAGATCGCTCTTTACTCCATTCTGGAGGTCAGCGATTGTTTTATATGCATCATTGCCCTGTGTGCGTTTCAATCTAGCTAGGGTCTTCTTGTACTTATTTGTATTCTGACTAGCCTTTGCACCCTTTGTTAATACATTGAATGCAGCGTTGATATTGGTGTTCTTGGCTAGCCTATCAATAGCTGTAATACCAGTGAGCTTGAATACTGTGCGAACGCTATTTCCAAACATACCCGCACCATTTTCGTTTTCAATAGACACTTGATCCTTAGCTAAACCAAAGTCTTGAATAGTGAATTTCTTTCTCCCTAGGGCAGCTTCAATAGTTGGTACTAATCCATTCTGAACCATAGTGAAATAGAAGTCACCCAACTGAGTAAGCGTAGAACCCACATTACCCATCGTTGCTAGATAACCCATGTTCTTCACTCCCTTTACAAATCCATACTGGCGACCATGCTGACCAAATCTAGCTTGCACTGCTCCCTGTATAACATCTATCTGATCTTGGCGTAAGCGTCCTTGTTTAGCTAGGTTATCCATAACCTCCCC